TAGGCAGACCTGAAATCCAGATGGACGATGCGTTTGACTCAGTTACAAATGACAGTGACCTGAGTTACTACCCGAGTCCAGATTGCTGGTATCCACCGGTGCGCTGGAGGCATGACGCGACAATTCGCCAGCTTGAGGGTAATAACCCTGAGTTTTCTCGACCTGTATTCTATTCGGTCAGAACTGTAAGGTTTGACCCAACAGTCGGCAGTCGGAAGGTTTTGGCACTGTACCCTGCGCCCGATCAAGCGTACACGCTCAGGGTGCCGATGCACTTGCGACCACTCCTGATGGACGAGGTGAACCTTTACGCCATTGGTGGAGAGGTGTTGAGTCAAGTCATCCTGGAAGCGTGCTTGGCGTCAGCAGAAACTAATTACGAAGAAAGGGAAAACACGCACGAACGTCGTTTTCTGGAGCTACTGCCTCTTGCAATAAGAGGCGATCAGGAGCGTTCCAGTCCGACAAGCTTGGGGGCGGATGGATCAAGAATTGGCAGAATGTGGTCGCATGACGAATCCTATCGATTGCGAGAGTCTCGAATCGGAGGGGTTTCTTTAGGTGGAGTTGATTTATGACGACCATTGCCAATAGGAATCTCGATAGCATCTTCAATCGTCCATCCTCTCGCCAGTCTAGCATGGAGCGTATTGATATTAATTCCTGTGCGATAACTCCAATCTTTCTTGCACAAAGTTTCTCCTTTGTATGTCAGCATAACATTGCTGCACATGTTTCGGTTTTGCTCGTCACGAGTAGCCCATCGGCTATTGCCAGGTTCGTAATTGCCATTTTTGTCTGGATAACGATCAATGCTATGCAGGAGAGATGGTCTCTCACCCATGTCCTCAAGAAACGCTTCAAACGAATCTCGCCATCGATTGCACACTTGAACGCCTTGCAAACCATACGTTTGGTAATTTTCAACAAAAGAATTGTAGCATCGCTGCTTCATCATGCTCCACGAACGGTATGTAGGCGACGTGGATTTACCATGCGTGATTGGACGTTCGCGGTTCAACGCGTCTCTCAGGCAGCCGCAGCTTACACTGCGTTCACAGCAAAGGCTGCCACAGGATACAGCACGAAGAGTACCGCACTCGCATCGACAGTTCCACATGGCTCCACCTTGCTTGTTGAGCCCCGCATAGTCGATAACAGTCCACCGTACAAAAACTTTCCCTGTCAAATCTTTTACGCGATGTGGAATAGTGATAGAATCGGCATTAGCCATGTTTCTGCACCTTTGTCTCAAAGAAATGTGGTTAGAGCGGAATCGCAGCTAGAACTGCGTTCCCGCTCACTATTATTACAAAATCAACTGGCGGCGTAAGCAGGCAATTTAAGAAACGAGATCACATTATGTTTTCATCAGCCAGTTCACCGATTGTCACAGATTCTAGCGGCAATGCGACTGTTTATCTTACGCCTGGAATCAACAGGGGACTTAATGGCTTTTTAGTAGCCATCAAGTACACGCCTGGAACGATTGCAACTGGAGCTGGTTTGACGATTACCGGCAACAGTAGCGGTATTCCGATCCTGACAAAAGCTAACGCTGGAACCAGTCCAGTGTTCTATTATCCGCGAGCACTGAACAATGCAGTGGCAGACGGTGCAGCGGCTTCGTCTGGAACAGAGCTAATCCCGATCAAGGACGAGCGTATCAAGGTCGTTGTTGCTAGCGGTGGCAACGGCGGGGTGGGGTCGATTGAAGCCATCTTGATAACCCATTCACCGTATTAGTGTTTCTCCGTTAGGACTCGGGAAGTCCCCGAACCATTTTTTGAAAGGATCGTTGCCATGTCGGCACACAGAGTTTTGAGAGATTTGTTGGCTGCATTTAGTGAAGTAGGTCCAGGTCGTGTCGCAGTAACAGCCACGTCGACTGGAGTGGCGCTGGAGGAAAACAAGCTAGTGCAGTTCGTCGTACCGACATGGGGAGCGGCGGACAACATCATCATTCTTCCCAGTGCGCAACCTGGAAAGATCGTCATCATTGCTGGTGCTGCCACCGGTGGTGAACTGCGTTCGAGTGCTCCCGCCACAATTGCCATCAATGGTGGCAGTGGTGCAAATGCTGAATCGGCTATTGCTGCTGGGAAGATGGTCGTAGCGATCTGTGAAAGCGCCACATCTTGGAAGGCTTTCGGTATTGCTTCTGACGGAACCACGGCGGGTGTCGAAGCAGCAGCTTAATAAAGGCATGACGTGGCTACGAAGGAACTTGTATTTCCAGCGGGTGTAGGGCGAGGGCTGTCGTTCCGTCAGGAAGTTGGCAGGCGGGAGCGCTATACCTGTCCGTGGTCGCTAAATGTCCGCACAGAGGACTTCCGCGCCAGGCTGCGCGGAGGTTCTTGGACACCACCAGCTGCCGCCACGACAGTTGGTGTGGTTCACAGCGGTGGTTACGTGGTTGCAGATCCAGGTGCGGCGCCAGGCAGCAGCAGCAACGCCGACTGCATTTATCGCGATCGGTTTATACGACCTGTTAGTCAGGCAATTTGGGCTAGTCGGCAGGGCGCTTATACCAATTGGGCTATGTCCTATGACATAAGCGATCGTACTCGTCCGTTTGTGCTGCAATTATCTGAAGCGGGGGAACTGGGCGGCAATGTTACCGCTCTGATCCCCCACAAAGACGCTTATCTGTTGGCGGCTACCAGTAGTTCTCTGTGGGTAGTGCAAGGCGACCCAGCCGCCGATGGTGGACTGCAAAACATTTCGCGTGACGTGGGGATTGTCGGACCAAGGGCGTGGTGCAGAGACCATCTCGATCGGTACTATTTCCTTTCATCTCAGGGTCTGTATACCGTTGGCGCAAGCGGCGATGGATTGCAGGGGCTGTCCGAAGACGTGATTCCTGAGCAGCTAACGGGAGTAACAGACGCAAACACGGTTCTCGAGTACGACCATGCCACTCGGGGTGTTCGCATTTACATCCCAACGGCAGCGGTGAACTGGCTGTTCGAAACAGAGCAGCAAGGGTTCTGGCCGTTCAAGGTGGCGTACGCTAGTTCGCATGTGGCGCTAGGTCCAATACGTCTCAATGACGGTGAGACGTATGGTCGACTGCTGCGAATGCACGGCATAACGGCAACGGGTAGCGCAGATGTTATATGGCGAGTTCTGGTCGCCGACACAGCCGAGCAGGTCAGTGTCAACGCCAAGGCGGCTATCGAAGCTCTGGTAGCTGGTAGCACGCCAGCGAACGTTCACAGTAGCGGCACATGGACAGCAGGAGTTAATCATCGAAGTTATCCACGCGCTAGAGGTTTGTTCATGATCCTGCTACTGTCCTCGAGTGGAACCTGGGGATGGGAAGGCGCTGTTTGCTTTATGGAACCTAGTGGGAAGTGGAGATAAGACATGCCAGAACTACAAGAAATTCCAGAAGTACCACTACACGATCCAGGGCAGAGTCAGATCTTTCTGGATGATGTCCGCAATCCATTATTAGGCGTTTGGTACACCACGCAGACTGTCACCCAAGTTCCAGAGAACGTGATGGGCTGGCTTGTTGCGCAAGGCTACGAAATTACTGGTATCACCCAGGATACGTCGACCACTCCGCCGACCAATTACTTTGCGTTGACCAAGCAGGGGATGGATCACGTAGCGACTGTTGTTGAGCTGTGCAATAGTTACACGAAGGCAGCCAATGACGCGAAATTTTCCAACGAGGCTCGCTACAACGAGATAATACTGAACTGGTCGCAGATGATTCTGAGTACGCACGCTCAGTTCGATGCACAGACAGAAGAGCAGAATGCGCAAGCTGGACTGTATTTGACAGACCTCGACGACTACATGACCGCAATTGAAACGCTCATTGATGACAGTCAGACGCAGATTGTCATTGACGCAGCCGAGGCTAAGGTAGCCTTAGAGTATATAAACGGACGTTTGACAGAACTGGAGGAGAATGCGGCTGCCAGTGCCGTCACCATCACCGCATTGCTGGCTGGTCTGGGAACCAACGTCAATACTTACGTGGCGGAAATCGAAGCCATACTAGCGTTGCTCGATGCGGATTACGTGTCTGTTGAGGCAGATTTAGAAGCAATCAAAGTTAGCACCGGATCGCTTGTTGACGCATTCGCAGTGGATTATCAGGATGTGCTGGATCAGTTGACTAGCGACTACATTTCTCACCAAAGTGTAGCGAGTGGCTTGCTTGATGGTCTTGGTACGACGGAACTCGCCAGGATAAACGAAGAGTTTGCCTCGCAGCTTTCGGTGCAATTGCAGGCGTTGGTTTCAAGAGGGCTGTCTTCGAGTGCGATTGTTGTTGATGTCACAGAGCGTAATCACCGTGACCGCGACGAACAGATTCAGCTACTAAACGACCGCTTGATGCGAGAAAAGTTAGGCAATCAGCACCAGTTGTATCAGCAGCAGTTCAGCATGCGAACACGAATGCTCGACGGAATAAGCCAGTTGCATGGTATTCGTCAGGAAGTATTGAAGTATCAGGCATCGTTAATCAGCACCACGTACGAGCTGTTACAAAACATCCGCAATCGAATCCTGGCAGGACAACAAGCTATCTTGGCTGCCAGAGACGCCAATGTTCGACTAGGGATAGAAGTCAACTCGACTCTCTTGCAGCAGTTGCAAGGAGCGCTGACTGGCGTGCTAGGCGGCAAGGAGCGGTTCTCGACGCTACTGATGCAAAACGCGAGGTGGCCGCCTGATGGTGGCGTTGTCACGCTGTCGACTGATTGTCCGTATGGGTCTTGGTCGCCATACACATTGATAGC